CTTCTTCTGGTTTTATTACTGGTATGTTTTTATCCATTAGTCTATTTTCTCCTTTTTAATGTTTAGATAGCTGATAGCTACGTCAAATGAATCTGACGTGCTAGATTGTACTGTAAAAGGTGTGCCACCTTCTACTATTAATGGTTGGGTTAATAGTTCTGTTGTCGTGTTTGCTGTTAGTTGTGCAGATTTAATGGCTGTAATACTATTGTTTGTAACAGTCACTGTTGGTGTACCAGCTGATGTAACAAGTATTGATTTTATAACTATGGTTTCATTGATTAAAGGATTACCCGTTCCTAATGGTGTAAGTGCACTACCTGTTGTGCTATTATCTATACCTTTAAATTTGTATTGGTTTACTACTGCCATTATTCTAAAAAGAAAGCTCTCGCTTCTATCTCCTGTTTAAGCTCTTCTTGAAAAGAAGTATTTAATTTATTAATAACACCGTCAAGATCTCTTACTAACGATTGGAAAGTTCTTTCCTCGTATTCTTTACTTGCTCTAGTTAATGATTGTACAATTTTTGCCATTATAAAATACTTGCTAGTCCTCCGTAAAAATAACCTACTCTACCACCTTTAGCGTGTTGTGAATATCCTTGTGCACTTCTACTTCCTCTATCTTCCGCTGAAGGACCTAGACCTGCAACTCCTGCTCCACCGCCAACTGCTCTATCACTTGCAGTCATGCCACTAGTATCTCTGTCAACATAACTACCTGTGTCTAAATCTTTTTGAACACCCGCGACTCTATCTTTTTCTTCTTGTGCTGCTTTTTCTATCTCTATTAATTCTTTTTGTTTTTGTTTGTAAAACCCTATTTTTTTTGTTTTAAATTAGAAAATTTTTCAAGTTCTTCTTCAGTATAATCTGTTTCATAATCTTTTACATAGTCTGCATAATTACCAAATGCAGATCTAGTGTTTATTCCAAATGGATCTTTTGATAACCCTGAATTGTTTTCACCAAATACTGTTGGACCAGTGTAGCCCATATTCATATTTATAAATTGTTGATCAGTTGCTGGTAATGAACTAAATTGGTCCATGGCGTTAAGTGCAAAACTAAGAGGACCAAAACCTTTTATATTACCCATAAAATTACTAGCTTTATTTTTAAAATTTCCTAAACCACTTTGTATTCTACCAGCCATAGTTTGCTCTAAAGGAACGTCAGTATTAGTTCCAATATATTCTCCTAAATCTGCACCAGTTAGTTCTTGTTGTCTATAACTTGGCATACCCATAAAAGTTTGACCAACTTTAGTTTGATATAAACCATCAACTAATGGAGTATCTTGATTACGAAAATATCTATCTTTTGTAGTTGTATTATAATCTTGTATTAAATCACTATAAGGACCAGCATAATAACCGCCCCCACTTTTTGTAAAAGCATTGGTTGCTGGTATACCAGATGTTTCTGTTACTTCTTCTTCTATTGATGTTGTCGGTGCTGTAAACCCTGTTCTATATTTTTCTTGAGGAACATATTGAAAATCTTCATATATTTTTTGATCACCTGGATTGTAAAACGCTACCATTACCCTCTCCTTCCATCAGGCATTATATCTAACCTAAATGTACCTAGCTTCCAGTTTTGTGCGGCAGCTGTATTAGAAACTTGGAAAGCAATTGCCCTAGCTCTTATCCTAACGTCTTGTTTTGTTTGAGTTGTTGTCATATCAAAAGGTCTTACTACCGGAGTGTTAGTCGGGTAATCTGTGGTAACTAGTGATACTCTTGTATTTCCTACTTGTTCTAAAAAATCTGGTATAATTCTACTAATTTTTGCAATAAACTCACCATCACCCCTAATGTCTGGCATACCAATTGATTGACCTGTCGAAGATCTTTTTTGTGTAATATCAAATTCACCAGAAGTAATTGTTCCTTTCAATGGTGTAACCACACCTCCAGCATCAATTTGGTCTGTTCCTGTTTCGTGTTCATAATATATTGTACATCCGTCAGTGTTACCAATTACATCATAAGAAGCATTACTATCAGGATCATAATAGTTTGCATGAGGTTTATTAAATACAGCTGAATCTGCCCATGATGCTCTAGGTAAACCTATTTTTACATTTGCACCAGATGAATTAGTTTCTGTTGTTATTGAATTTACAGTCCATACAGGTCTTTTATTAGTTGATTCTAAATAATTAAATGTAACCGCACGATCTATTTGATTAGAACCATTGCTACAATAAAACCAATTAACCTCTGTAAACAAATTATTTAAACCACAATTAATTAAATCTCTAGCTGTGCTATTTAAATTATCATAAACATGGTCTTCAACAAGACATGGCATAGATTTTAATTGACCATCGTAAGTAAAGAAACCATTCTCTGACATCCAATAAGCAACACCATCAACTTCAACACATGCATTTTTACCAATCAATCCGCAGTTAGTTCCAGCTTGTTCAAAAGAGAAAGTAAAAGGCGCACCTACAAATCTCATTAAAAATAATGAAGTGTCAGTCCATACGTAAATAGCATCTCTACCTTTTATAGCTCCCATAATTTTAGAACCTGCAGCAAGTCTTTGTGTACCTGCTGTGTTTTCTGCAGTAACTGTATAAGCTGTAGACCCATCAATATTTTCTTGGTCAGAGAAACGAATAAACATATCGTCTTGTGTCGCTTTATTTCCTACTGTTGCTTCTGTTCCAAAAAATACTAAGTGTCTATCTGGTGTAGATACTAATACATGTCTAGATGCAGTAGGAGCATTTGCAATAAGTGTTGCTCTAATTGAAGTAGCATTTGTTGGTTGTGCATCCCACTCAAAACATTCTCCATTATAAATAAGTGCAATTAATTTTGTACCAAAATTATCTAATACCCATAAACCAGGATTAAGTGTTACATCGTCTGTAGAAGATTCACCCCATGCAACGAAAGCTGAAATATTACTTACAGTTGCTCCTCCACTATGTGTAGCTTTTGTAGTACCATTAACACCTCGGGCCCCTCCACTTAAGGTCCCTGTTGCCTCGTCATTGTTTGTATAACTAATATCTTCTGTACCAATTCTAATTTCTCCAGAATCTGGAAACGCTGTTGAGTTTGCAAGAACAATATTAGTTGTAACTGTATCTGTTAAAGCAGTTGCTAAAGTTGTAGTTGCAATACCTGAGGCAGTTCCACCAAAGTTTGCTGTACCCCAACCGAATCCACCTAATTGTTGAGATGGACCAACATGATAAAAAGGTTTGCCTGTAGCGTCTCCTGAATTATTTAATTGAGTTCCTGTTTCGTTGCTTGGCATTGTAATTGTAATTGATGTAGATGTTGGCACTGAAGTTGCCATAAATTTTTTATCTTCAAAAGAAGCGTCATTAAAAGTAGACCCTATTGCAGTAACTCCACTTACACCGTCAAATAATATAATATCATCTTCTTGCATACCATGGGACGTTAAAAATGTAACTGTGACTGTTGGAGTGCCGCTTGCACTTGAAAAAGTAACGTTTGCTATACTTACTCTTATAGGAGTAATATCATAAAATTGACCTCCAGAATACGCATACAACATTCTATTTGTACCTATTGCTGCATACTTAATACCTGCATTGTTATCCCAATGATGTAAAGCTCTTCCTGCTCCTGTCAATTTATCTTGACCTAATTGATCCCAACCGCCCAGTTTTTCTGGTGAACCATATCTAAACCTAACATTGTTACCATCAAACCACTGTCCTTCAGCGCCTAATTCAGTAACTTGTTTATTATATCCGGGGACAAATCCTAGTTTTTGTAACATATAAAATCCTGTTTATTAGCTATTATATCAGATTATGCTGAATTTCAAGATTAAATAAAAGTAGCTACTAACGCAATTCTTGCTCCAAATTTAGGATACTCTTGATAGTGTTGTAAGTTTTCAAAGCATACACCTTTACCCACTTTATGAAATACTTCTTTTATTACTTTTTTGTTTTTATCTACAATAAAAGTATTGCCACTTGATTCATTTAAATAAATAATAATCTGTTTGTGATAATAGTCATGATCTACATGGACACCACAGGTTTTATTTTTATTGGGTATCGTAATATTGTAAGCAATCCTTGTATAAAAATTTGGTTTTTCTCCTATCTTTTTACAAAAATTATTTAAAATATCCAATGTATTAAAATAAGTTGTATCATCGGTATTTATAGCATCTTTAAGATCTTTAGATTCTTCTAGTCTTTTTAACACAACATGACAAAAAACAACATCTTTAGGTCTATCGTCAATTGTGCCTGGAAGTACTGTAGTGCCTTCTTGAAAAAAAAATGGAAAATTTTTACTAAGGATTGTGTCTTTAATAAACGTGTGGTTTTCTTTAGTTAAAAAATTTTGTTTTTCTTTAAAAAAAATTTCCATGTTTATTTATAAAGTTTAAAATTATAAGCTAGTGATATTCGTTTTTCATTACTTAAGTTCTGACTGACCGAATGAATTAAATTAGAATCAAATATAATTAATAAACCTGGCTGAGTTTTTATACACATGGTAGAAAATGTATATTGATTTTCAGGGTTAAACAAATAAGTTTCTTTAGAAGGAGCAGGGTTTTTAAAATTTATAGTACCAGTTTTATCTGACCCTTGTAAAATATATACTGCTGAGATGTTTGAACCTATGTGATCATGGTTTTCTTGATAATCATATTTATCATAAACATTGAGCCAACTTTCTGAACAGGCAACTCCCAAATGTCCGTAACCTATTTTTTTTGAAAATTCGGTAACTTCAGAAAATATAAATTTATTAATATCTGCAAATTTCTCATCTGAGTGAATAGAGTGTGTGCCAAAAGTATTATAAAGTTTTGACTCCCAATTTTTACCACCTTTTTTATTTTTATTTTTTATTTGATTGCTATATTTAATAAATTTTTTTTGTGTTTTTTTATAGTCTTCATTTACGCTTATGCCTAAAGGAATACAAAATATGTTTTTTATTTCCATGTTTCTCCTATTGTTAAATTATTCATTTAAAATTTGACCCTGAACTCCACCCTACCAAAGAATTTCTTTCACCCTTAGTTACAGCATTTACTTTATGTAAAACAAAACTAGGGAAAACTATTAGGGTCCCTTGTTCTCTATGTTTAAGAATATCTGGTTTTTTAGACTGACACAAAACTAAATCTCCACCTTTATATTTACTGGGTTTAGTAAGCTGTAGTGAAAAAGATAATTTTCTTGCATAATCAGAATTATAACCTCTATCTACATGCCAATCATAAAATTGGTTTTTTTTATATTTAGTAAATTGAAAATCTTCTGGAAAACCATCTAAATCAAAATTAAAAAAATCTTTATTTAATCGTTCTATGTAAGCACTTATTTTTTCAAATAACCAAATACTTTCTTCAGATGGAGTTATCCAAGAAATTTTTCCTGATCTTTGTTTTTTGTTAATTGATTTTTCATTTCCAATAGAGCCTTGTTCTAAAATTTGTTTTTCACCTAACTTTATTATGTCTTCACATTCTAGATCAGTAAATACTTTTTCGTGAAAAGCATAGTAGTTAACATAATCTTTTTTTTGAAAAACCCATTTTGTTGTCATTATATTATCTCCACCTTGATCCGCAAAAAAAAATAGTAAAACTTCTTCTTTCTCCTTCTGTCACTGGAGTAACTCTATGATTTAAATGTGATTTAAACATTAACATTGCCCCACTTTTAAAACCAGGTATATCATACTCCCCTTGGTTAAAAATTTTAAATTTACCTCCATCATATTTTTTTTCAGAAAGATTAATTAATACTGTCCATTTAATATCAAAAAGCATATTTTTAGATTTATCTATGTGCCAGTCATAACTAGCTTTAGTGTCAGACGAGTAAATGTTATAATTTCCACAATCCATTTTACTATACTCATTAAAAAGATTGTATGAAAAATTTAAATTATTTGTGTGATAGATGTGGTCTAAAATAGGGTCAACATATTTACCACATTTTTTTAAAGGAATTAAAAAAGTCTTAACATTTTTAAGTGATTCCCCTTTAATGTTTGTTGCATGTGCGCTACGTGGTTCTACTATTTTACAATTTTTTTTTAATAAATTGTTAAAATTTTTAATTTGTTTAAGGGTATAATAATTTTCCCATAACCAATAATCATAGTCACGCTGTGCGTTTGTTTCTGCTTTCATACTTTTTGAAAGTATATATGTTTTAGAATAAATTGTAAATACTTTATGCTAAAGTATCAACTAGGTTCCATACTCCATTTTCTTCATCCCAATAATAAAGCCAATCATGAGTATTTGCTGTGTTTTGTGATTCTTGTTCAGATGTTAATGCTGGAGCATCACCTAATGGTGAAGTCCATTTAGAAGCACTATTTGACATTACCCAACTGGGAAAAGGTTTTTCTCGCATAAAAATTTCAAGAACTGGATCCCATGTAGAACCCTTAGTTCCAAAATTTCCTCTAAAAGGTGTCCCACCAAGTCTATGCACATCTGCTTCAGTATTGTAAGAAGTTTGTAACCAAGTCCCTTCTTTTTTTAAAACGTTTGCTATAAACTCTTGTCCTGCAGTTTCTGATGTTGCTACTTCATTATCAATTACTATGCAATCTACTACATCGTTATTTGAATCTATTTTTGCAAAATGAGCCATTATGTTGTGTAGCTCCCAGAACCAGTATATTTAAGAATTGTGTAAACACCATAACTTGAAACAGTTGGAGACCCTGTTGTTGATCCGGAATAACTTGCCGTTGGTACTTTTAATACAACAATACCACTTCCCCCATCAGCACTACCATTACGTGCACCGCCGCCACCGCCTCCAGTATTGGCTTGACCCGGGTTTGCATCACCAGAAGAACCTTGGCCACCACCACCTTGGCCGCCTTGACCAGCGCTTCCTCCGCCTCCTCCAGATCCACCGCCGCCACCAGCGTAGTAAACTTGAGTTGAGCCATCTATAATATTATTTTGTGTACCAATACCACCTTGACCGCTTGGTGCAGCAGTTCCTGATGCAGAAGCTCCACCGCCTCCACCACCAGAAAAATTAGGGTAACTTAAGTTAGCACCATTTCCTCCTGGGTTACCTTGACTAGGAGTAGTTGATGGTGTGTTTCCAGCAGCTCCACCAGGTTGATATCCTCCACCTGGATTATTTACATTACCGTGACCACCGCCACCGCCGCCTCCAGATCCACCGGTTTGACCTATGGGGTTATAAAACCCACCGCCGGTACCGCCACGTGTGCTTAAAATTGTTTGAACAGAACCACCAGCAACTGAAGAATCACCTTGTGCTCCTCCTACTGTTATTGTTAAAGTTTCTTTAGAAGGAATATCTTGTTGAGTTGAAGTTCTATATCCTCCAGCTCCTCCTCCACCACCAGTAAATGCTCCTCCTCCACCACCTGCAACTACCATCATAATAATTTCATAAGGGGGAACAACACCACCTCCAGCACCAAATCCTAAAACTTGATAACCAAAAGATTTACCTTTTCGTGATTGTATATTGTTTGTGTTCTTACCTGAAGTAAGATTATTTTTTAAATCTCTCATATCTAAATTCCTTATGCGTCGTTAGCTGCATCAGTAGTAAAGAATATTTTAATACCTAAAAGTCTTGCTACTCCGGTAAATGTGTCTCCACCTGCGTTTGCATCTCTAAATATTTGAAAGTAAGTTTGTTGATCTACTGCAGGAGATCCTGCAATTGTAACCGCACTACTTACAGCTGAAACTTGTTGATCTTCTACTGTTCCTATACCAGCGTCTGTAATATTTACTGCTGTTCCAAAAGCAACGTCAATAGTATCACTATCACCACAAGAAACTCCTTGTAAACCAAAAATACAGTCTCCTGTATTTGTAGTACTAGGTGTCCAAAAACATTGATAAGTAATTGTACCCTCATTCCATGATTTAGGAAAAGCTACTGAAAACTGTGCATGGTCATCTGCAGTATCTGCAAAATCCATAACTTTCATGTCTGGTCTTAAAGCTGTTGTTTCAACTTGATTAGCTTCTGCACCATTAGTTTCTGTTGCATACATCGCTGAAGCTGGAACCCACATAGTTTCTGTTCCTGCAATTTTAATTGCAGCGGTTGCACTTTTAAGTACACCTGTCCCTTTAGGGTTAATATTAATATCAACATTTGTTTCACCTGTTGATGATAAAGTTGGACCAGAACCTGAAGCAGCATTAGCTAAAGTAAATTCATTAACTGCTGAACCTGTAGCTGTAAGTAAAGCTAATTCGTTTCCGTTAGTGTCTAAAATTGAAGTTCCAATTTTAGGTGCTGTTAAAGTTTTGTTAGTTAAAGTTTGTGTTCCAGTAAGAGTTACTTCGTTAGCGTCTCCTAGTGGTACTTCAATAACACCAGTGTTAGTTGCAACACCATCAAGATAAATAATTTTATATCCTTTGTCAGTTGCTCCAAAAGTAACTGTTGCACCTGAACCAGATACAGCTTTTATCTGTACTGTGTATGCACCAGATGTTCCGTTTTTAATAAAATAAAAATTTTCTGTAAGTAAAGGAAAAGTTACAACTCTGTTTCCAGTAATAGATCCTGATAATTCTATAACTCTGTGTTGAGCAGTTCCTGTTAAAGCACCATCTGCTATTGTTAAAGCAGTTGGTGTACCTGAATCAGTTACAGCTTGAGAGTTAACACCACCAGTTAATTGTTCAATTAAATTGATGTTAGCGTTAGTTTTATCTCCCCAAGTCCCAGCGTTTTCGCCGGTTGCCATTAATTCTAGACCGAGATCCGTATAAGTTGATGCCATAATTTTGTTCTCCTATTAAGCTGCGTGGTTAACGTCTGTATATGATGTATTACCTGTAATGTCAACATCTTGATATCCAATTTGACCAAAACCTACAGTCTGTAAACTAGCAGTAAACGCCTGTCCTGTCAATCCTACAGTCATGTTTGTTGGAGTTATTGCTCCTACATTTGCAGCTAAAGTTACGCCACTTAAACCGACTCTCATAGCATCTGTAGTAGTTGATCCTATTGCACCTTTTAAAACTACTCCTGTTAAATCAATTAACTCTACTGAACCTACACTTAGCGATGCAACTTCTGCTGTTGTTGTTAAACCAGTTAATTCTGCAATTGTATTTGGTGTAGCTGTTACTGATCCTATTGCAGCAGGTGTTGCAAGACTTGCTAAACCTTGCTGGTGATCTGCACCATTATTTATACTTGGAGTGCCTAAACCTACACCAATTGTTCCAGGTGAAGAAATACTAAATATCATATCTAGTCTACCAATTGTTGCTGATCCTAATGCAACAGATGCAGTTTGACCAGTTGGAACAATTATACTTGCAACATTGAATGTAAATTCTCCTCCCCATTGTCCATCACCAAATGAGTTTACTCCCCAACCATCTGGTCCAAGATGAGCAGACATTGATAAACCTTCAAGTGCAACAGATGTAGTATTTTGTC